GGGCGTTTACATATTCCGCCCATTTCAAGGAGGCAGGAAGCGCCCTCGGGCGTAGGGCAGTGGGGGGTCCTTTCGGCGACAAAGGGGAATTATTTTCCCTTTGAATCCCTAAAACCCCGATAAAATCGAGGTTTTCCAACCTTTGGGTGTGGAAAACCTGTCGTAAAACGACACATTCGGCATCTTCAACTTCGAGGTCGAAGCCTGCCAAATGTTGCGATTTCATCGGTCTAAGGTATGTTTTCCGCTCCAAAGACCGCAAAACATTGTTTTTTCATAGCGCAAATTCCTCATCTCACTGTATTGTATATTTTAGTTAAAATTTGCGCATTTTCAGTTATCAGAAATTAGCGTGTTCTAATCTTTATAACAAACTTTATAGCAAAGTTTATAGTTAAAATTGCAATAAATATTTGGCAGTATCAGAAAAAAGATGTATTTTTGCAGCGACAGAAAATAAACATCAATAATAAAACAACAACGCAAGTAATGAGAGCATTAAGAATTACAAGACGTAGAGCTGTTAGCTCTACGAGCATCGCTCGCCACCCTTTAGCAGAAGGCTTGCGTAGTTTAGGAAGCCTCGGTGGCGACAACAGCCTGTTCAACGATTACTTGAAAGGCAACAATGTGTCTGACTTGAGGAAAGACTGGGAAGCAGTAGGTTCTGATATGAGGAAAGTTTTAAACGCTAATAGACGACAACTTTATGCAGCAAGATAAAGAAGACAACAAAGAAATCGCAGAGATTGAGGATGCCATACCGGCAAACGTTAATGACATCCTGCAGGAACTGCCAGAAGACAAGCGAAATGCCATCCTGGCAACGATGATGTCTATTGAAGAAGAGCGAACCTTTAGCGGTCCTCTTCCTCCACCGGAGCATTTTGAAGCTTACGAAAAGACATTGCCAGGAGCAACCGACCGCATCATGACGATGACCGAGAAGCAGGTAGATCATCGCATCGATATGGAGAAGAGAATCGTGAATAGAAAATTCAATCAGGCTACATTAGGACAAATCCTGGGTACCATTCTCATCATCTTCTTTGGATACATTGCTTATATTTTAGCAATGAATGGTCATGACAATGCTGCAATAGCTATCGGTGTGACAACGGTAATCAGCCTGGCGGTAGTTTTTGTACTCAACAAAATACCACCAATATTCCCAAAGAAAGATACAACAGACGATAAAGAATAAACATAGCCCTCGGTGCTTTCCGCACCGGGGGTATTTTTTTGTATCCAAATGTTAAAATCGAACTAAGCATAACATTTTTATTATGCAATATTTGCGTATATCAAAATTATTATGTACCTTTGCAATCGAGTTAAGGAACATGTTTAATCAATTAAATTTTTAAGCTATGCAAGAAGATTTAGAAAATGAAATCGAGAGAAAGAAAAAAGATATCGAAGACTTTCTCCGAATCGTGAAATTCACTGGTCTTTCACAGAAGGAAATTGAAAAGAGACTTGATTATCTCTTGGATGACCTTTCAAGACTGATGAAGAAAAGAAAGTAAAATGTTTAACTTCCCCTCCTTCGGGAGGGGATTACAAAATATATATTGATATGGAAGATATTAGAACCCTATTGGATGAATACAAGTCTCTTGCAGGTAATACCGATGCAATGAGCGAGGAGCGAAAAAATGAAATTATCGCTAAGCTGGAAACTATGGATAAGGATGCTGTGGCTGAAGTGGCAAAACCATTCCTGGAGGAAAATGTAACTCGCCTGGAGGGCGAAGTGAAAGCTCTCCGCAGCCAGATAGATGCAGAGGATTACAAACTGCTTCCTATCTCTTACATCGCTAAGACCTATTTCAACAAGAGTGCATCATGGCTTTTGCAGCGTCTCAACGGATATCAGGTACGTGGAAAGGTCTATACGCTCAACCAGGAGCAGAAAGGCATCTTTAACCAGGCGGTCAAGGAAATAAGCAATCGCATCAGCGCATTGCAGTTAGCATAGCTAACATGTTCAATAACTCAACTCAGTCCCCGGCACGGAATCGTGCCGGGGACTTCTTCTAAACGAAAAGAATATGGATGAGAATAAAATTATAGACTACATACTGGGACTGTTCACCAAGAACGAAATGAACAAGGATGATATTCATTGGACTATCAACGAAAAGTTTGATTACGACAATGAACCATTGCTGATATTGAACAGACTGATAAGAGAAGGACTCATCCTCGAAATGGGAGAAGCATACTACAGCCTTACCAGTGAAGGGCGAAAAGCCAAAAAGGGATACGCGAAATATGTAAGGAACCGAAAATTCTGGCAATACATCGACAAGGCCAACAAGGTTTCTACCCTTGTAAAGTTCCTCTATGGCGCAGGAGGCTTCATTGCAGGATGGCTGGCCAAGGCCTTAGCAAATGTTCTTGGCATGTAGCAGGACTACCAGCAGGAACAGGCATACCATGATAAGAACCAGGATACCCAGTATGCTTTTTACAGCATACCCCAAACCGCCATTTTTATGATAGTCGTGCCAGATGGGGCTGAATGAATCCAGCAGGGAGCGCTGCTGCTTCTCGAGCATCTCTACTCGCTTCAAGAGATCTTTTTCTTCCATACCTTATATATTATTCTATTAAAAATGAAAAACGATGCAAATATAAGGAATTTTATTGAGATATCGAGGAATTTGTACGGAAAATCGAGGAAAATGCGGGGAAAATCGAGGAATTTCCGAGGAATCCATTCCTCGACCTCTAGCAGGATGACCCATTTTCGCGGTCGTTTCCGGTCGTTTTCACGGTCATTTTCGGTCATTCCTGGATATGATTCCGAATGGTTCCGGTTTCTTTCCGTTTTCTTTCCGTTTTTATTCCGTTTTTATTCCTTTTCATTCCCCTCCCTCCCCAAATCACCCCGATTTTATGCTCTACAGCATCTTTTAGTGTTAATTTTTCGCATCGTGCGAAAATTTCCCCGTTTTTTTTTTGGCGGTTCCGGATTTTCTTCTTACCTTTGCCAACGATTAACAGATGATAGTAAACTATCCGGCAGGGCGACCGTTTCGCCTATGGCTTCTCAGCCGCAGGCTTTTTTTATGCCCAAGAGTATCATTTTCCCGGCATCGGGAAAAAGGTGTACCAATATGGCGGCTGCATGAACCGTAGATTTTTGATTAGTCCTCTCGGATAAGTCATCATCTGTTAATCAACGGGGAATGCAGCCGCCACCCTTTTCTCACGAAATCAAGTTGGCTGCTAATGCTTAACAGATGAAGCAATATGCAGAATTCTATTTTATTAAATGATGCGCAGGTGAGACCTGTAGGCATCAACGTGAACGAGGGCATTCATACCCTCAAGTGTGCAATCAGCCGCGAAGCCAAGCGCCTCTGGGCTATCAAGAGCGAGGCCTTCAGCTTCCTCTGCGAGGAGAAGGTAACCTATGGCGATGTGGCGAAGACCATGGCAGGCCTTCTGGGCTTCATAGCTGTAGCTGTATTAGGCGGATTTATTTTCGGAGTGGAGGTGATGTAGTTATGGAGGAGATGAATAAAAAGACTCAGGACGTAGCGGTTAGTGCATCACCATGGCAAGATATTGCCCAGGTTGAGGGCAATAAAGTGCCATCACCGGATAAAATTGAGAGCGTCGGCACGCAGGTTGAGCCGCTTACTACAGAGAAGTTCCATGAGCTCATTGAAGCAAATACGGCTAAGCTGAATAAGCTTCGCCTGGACTACGCCAATAGAATGTCAGACCTGCATGATAAATATAATGATGAGCTGGACGATATTCTCGCTGTGGAGCACCACGCTACTGATGAGCTCCGTAATGCAAGAAAGGTGTATGAGGATGCCAAGGTGATATACGAGCTAAAGCTTCGTGAACTGATAAAGCAACGCACCGAGGCAGGACGCAGACACAACGTAGGCAAGGCTGAAGCCAAGAGCTTCTGGACTACAGAGAACGAGAAAATCCAGACCGAGCGCAACCGCATCTTCAAGCGTTTTAGAGATTCGGGGGGGGTACTTCCGGAAGAAGCCAAAGGACTCCTTCACCCAGGTTGGACAAGAGACAAAAAAGGAGGAATGAGCGATGAAGAAAAGTAGAAACCGCAGAAGACGCACAGCAAAGCTGACAGCCAAGGATATCATCAGGTGCGAGTTCTTCGCTATTGAAGGCAGGCAGATGAACGCCCATAAAGTGGAACTCAAATATCTGAGAGACAACAAAGTTGTCGCATCAGTTGTTTTCATCGATGATGAGCCACACAAGCAGACTATTATCCGATGGTATGATCATCGCTATTATACTCTTAGGTATGGAGCTAAAGAGGTTGAGCCATACAAGATGACTCTAGCCATGTGGAAAACCATAAACAACGATTAGGCATGAACGAAAATAATTCAACCAACCTGCACATGACAGCAGACGTCTGGAATGCGCTAGTAGATATGATGAACGTTGGCCAGCTGGACAACTTCATCGAGACTCTTGAGTTTGCTCAAGACAAGTTTATCTCAAACGAGGTAATAACCAATGCCGTGGATGATTTCGGCGGTGCCGGACAGGTTCTCCTGATGCTCAATGCATTCAAGCGTATGGAGAACCTCTTCAAGACCATCAACCAGGCTCTGAAGGAGAAAGGAGGTGTGGCATAATGAAAGAACGCAAACGTATCGTGGGATTCTCGCCAAACGGCAATTCCCCGGAGTCATCCGTAGAGGAGAAGGAGACCAAGCCGGACTATACCCGCATGGCTCTGGACCAGTATCTGGCAGACTACAAGCCGTACAATCCGGAAGATGATGATGTCCATTGTGACTACAAAACCTCGAAGGAGATACAGAACGACCTCAGGGATATGGTTATCGCTCCCGTCTCCACCATCACCGAATATATGGTGGAGCGAGGTTACAAGATGGTTAAGATAGAAGGCGGAACGCTCGCCTGGCATCTGCAGTACGACCATCCCTTCTAGATAAAATCAAGCTTTTGCTTTTCATTTTAAATAAACACTGGTAAGGCTAAGCGTAGCCTATGCTTCATAAGATAAGCAGTACCCGGTCACCGTGAGGTGGCTGGGTATTTTTATATTCACCCTCCCTATCCTATCTTTGCACAAGTTTAATGAAACAAAGATATGATTACAGTTATCCATCAACCCAGCTCGCCGGTATTTACCAGCGCCCTCGACACCTTCTCCTTCAAGATAGGCGGCGAGAATGCCACCGTCGCCATCTCGTGCGACGGTGAAGAACTGCTCAGCGAGACCTACTACCCTGTATCGGGCAACATCACCATCTACGACCTCGGTACTCTCATAGCTGATGCAGCCAGAAGAACCGTGGCTGCCACCTGCAAGATCAGCATCACGGAACATACGGGAGACAAGAATGTAGATACCTGGAGCAAGGAGTTCAGCGTATATTATGCCACCGTTGACGTGAACATGAGCTGCCAGGCATTCCTGGACACCTTCTTCCTCACCCTGCTCGACGGCACCAAGCTTACACAGCTGGGCCATCGGGAATACCTGCATGCAGCCGGCGAGGAGAGTACCACGCCGGAGGTGGTTGCCAGCTACTACAACAGGGAATCGGGCAGCATAAGCACCGCAACCATAGATGCATCAGCCACCCCTACCCATACCGTGAACGGCATCACCACCTTTGATGTTTCACCCGACAGATACTACGATGAAGCCAAGGGCAGCCTCTTCGCCTATACCGTGACCGTGGGCAGGCGAGTGCAGGAGTATCAGATAGACCATACCCGGGCAGTGGCCGACCCCGTGCTGCTCTTTACAAACTCGTTCGGATGCCAGGAGATATTCTACTGTCTGGGCAGAAAGAAGATAGCCCCTACCTTCGAGCGCAAGCAGGCGGTAATCTCCGGCAGGAAAATCAACTATGCCGTGAAGGAGACCCGCTCCTTCGAGGGCGACACCGGCATCATCCCTCCATCCATGGCACACTTTGCCGAAGACCTGCTCAGAAGCGATGAAATCTATCTTTTCAGGGATTATACCAAGGGTAAGGAAATCACCTTCACCGACTCGAAGAGCGAACGGACCAACGAGGAAGACGACATGGCAGAGTTCACCTTTACGTATCAGTATGCCCAGAGAGTGCAGAACGTAATCTTCAGGGATGTAGAGAACACGGGAGGCAGAATCTTTGATGACTCATTCGATGATACGTTCAACTAGAAGTTTCACCCTTATAATTTTGTCGCAGATATGAAAGAAAAGACACCCAAAGCCATTCACATCAATGAACTGAGGCGTGCGCTGGATATTTCCCGCATCGACCGCACGCCCGTGGACCTGGACTGCTGGAAGGCAGCCGACGGCTCCATCATCCAGTACCGGGGCTGGCTGGTGAAGAGCAGTTCCTGGCAGCAGGGAACCCACAACCTCTACAATCCGGTGAATCACCAGATACGCAAGGTGAGGGATATCTTCATCTTCAGATACAATGACCATCCAATATACTTATAATAATTATGGCAAGCAACAACAACAGCAACAACATAGACATCACCTATGCCACCATGGGCGAGGTGATGGATTATCAGACATCATCGCCCACGAGCAGTTTCACGGAGTCGTCCACAGTCTTCGATGATGATGGTACCACGCCTCTCGTCAGCGTGGAAGTCGGGGGAAAGAAATATACCTATGTACCCTTCGGCTACGAGAACCAGCTGCCCTACGAGCTGATCAACAACATAGGCAGAAGCAGCGTGATGGCTCAGAACAAACTCTTCAACGTGCTCACCTGCTATGGAATGGGCTTCCAGTATAACGACATCGAGACCAAGCTGCCTACGAAGGACCGGGAAGTGAACCTCTTCAGGATGCACAACTCGATGAGCCGCTTCTTCCTGGAACAGATTACCGACATGAAGTATTTCTTCTTCTGCGTATCTGCCATCGTGCTCAACAAGAAGGGCGACAAGATTGTGGCGGTAAGACACAAGGAGGCGTGCTACTGCCGGTTTACCAAGAGCGTGAACGGACGCTCGGAATATGTGCTCTATGCCAACTGGAGAAATGCCACCGTGCCAGCCAACATAGAGGTGCTGCCGCTGCTCGACGAGCTGGATCCGCTGGGCGACCTGCAGAAGCGCATGGGGCTGGACGGGCAGAACGGCAAGGTGAAGGCAAGACAGTCGGGGCAACCGGGATGCAAGGACAGGGTCTTCGCCATCGTCACCCGCTTCCCTACCCCGGGCTGCCAGTACTATCCCGTGCCCTACTACTCCGCCATCTTCAGGGACAAATGGTATGACATCTCCCGTCTCATCGCCATCGGCAAGATGGCGAAGCTGAAGAACCACGCCACCATCCCCTACCTGGTAGAGATACACAACGACTACTGGCGCGGCATCTTCAAGGAGGAGCACATCACCAGTACGGAGGAACAGAAGAAGCGCAAGCTTGCCGAAAAGGAGAAGATACGCGACTTCATCTCGGGAATAGAGAACAGCGGCAAGCTCTGGATAGCGGGCTACTATACCACGCCCGACGGCAAGGAGGTGAAGATGGTGCGCATCACCCGCATCGATACCTCGAAGGATGGAGGCGACTACAGTGATGATATCGCCGAGAGCAACAACATGCAGTGCTATGCCGACAACATCCACCCTAACCTGGTGGGCGCCACTCCCGGCAAGAGCCAGAGCAACAATTCGGGTTCCGACAAGCGCGAGCTCTTCACGCTGAAGCAGAGCATAGAGAAGGCATTCCACGACCTGATGGAGACGGTTCACTGGGTGATCATCTACTTCAACCACTGGGAGGAGAAGGTTTATCCGGATGTGCCGCTCATCATGCTCACCACCCTTGATGAGAACAAGGATGCCAAGAAAGTGTCTAACAATCCAAATTCAAAGACAGATGATTAATATTACCGCAGAACAGTTTGAGCAGCTCCTTCCATTCGTGGGGGCTGCCACGGAAGACGTCTTCACGAAGGCTCAGCCATCGATGGAGAACGTTTACTTCGACCTCGTGGCCACCGTCATCGGTTCCGACTTCGAGGATGCCGCCTGTGCAGAAGACAGCGCCTTACTGGGCAATATCCGCTCATACGTCATCCTGAAGGCATTCATCCTGCGTCTCCGTTCCAACGATCTCATCATGACAGACAACGGTTTCGGTATCGTTTCCAACGAAAACATATCGCCAGCATCCCAAGCCAGGGTGGATGCCCTGCTCAGGGAGCTGACCTACAAGCAGGACCAGCAGCTGCATGGCGTGCTGAACCGCCTGCGCACGGTGGAAGGCTGGAGCGAGACGGTGCAGGCGTGCAACAACATCGCCTCTTTCTTCTGGTCGCCATTGACGCTGAGGGCTTACTCGAGTGTACGGGGTTTCGTCACCTTCGACGATCTGGCAGCCCACCGGAACGAAATAGGAATGGCAGAACTGGTGCTGCGCAAGCAATTCTCCGACTCGCTCATCGAGCAGCTGCTTGAGGAAGAGCGCAAGGCACAATATGAGCCATTCCATCGGCACGCCATCGTGAAAATGTGCCATTTCATCGGTGCTCACATTTCTACAGAAGAGACTCCTGCCGACCCTCGATACAAGGATCTTGCCTATGCTGCAGCAGCCAACTTCATAGAAGAGAACCTCGATAAATTTCCAAAATACAAGGATTCACCGGCCTACAAGGCCAATCACATGAAAGCGTATGAGAACAAAGCTGACGACCCGACCTTCTTCTTTGCAGGATGACGGAACACTGAACCTTCACGTTCCCCACTCCTGGAGTGAACTGACACAGGACCAGCTGCGCTATGTGCTCATCCTGCTCACCCAGGGATGGGAGGAGTGGCACGTAAGAACCTACCTTTTCGCCCGGTTTGCCGGCATCAGGGTGCTCAACGAGAAGAAGGACGGCTGGCTCTGCGAAACCAAGACGGAGAAGGGCGGAAAGGTGAGATTCTTCCTGGAGCTGTGGCAGGTGCAGAGCTTCTGCGAGGCATTCGACTTCGTGTTTGAAGATACCGGGGCTGAAAACAGGCTCGATTCCATCGGACTCTACAAGGCAGCAGACCTGGAGCTCTACGACTATCCGTTCGAGTATTACATCTGTGCGGACAACTACTTCCAGCAGTATCTGCAGTCGGACAAGACGAGCGATGAGCCGCTGAAGGAACTGGCACGATATCTCTATCTGGACAATGAAGGCAACCAGGCAGCACACATCAAGTGCTCTACTTATGAGCTGATGGGTGTGTTCCTCTGGTTTATGTGGATAAAGCACAACTTTTCCACAAAGTTTCCCCATCTCTTCAAACCTGCAGCTGAAGGAGGCGAAGGAGAAAATGACATGGAGGCATCGATGAATGCACAGATCCGGGCACTCACGGGCGGGGATATCACCAAGGAGGAGACTATCAGGAAAGCCAATGTGTGGCGGGCACTCACCGAACTGGATGCCAAGGCACGCGAGGCAGAGGAGTTAAACAAGAAACTGAATAAATCATGATCAAGACAGAAATCAATACCCCATCGGTACAGGTGGGCTTCGATGCATTCTCTTACTTCAGAGACCTGGCAAAGCGCAACAAGCTATGCTGCGAGCTGGCTTTCATTCCTACCATATGCTCTACACCACAGGCTTTCGAGGGAATGCTGGCCAATATGTCGAAGGGCAGGAACTTCATCGTCATAGATGACACCAACGACGGCAACGTGGCCATCAACGGCGACGGCAGTTTCCGCAAGGTTGTCACCTATACGGTGTGGATCCTGATGCGATACAAGTTCAACGACATGAACGACCGCCAGGAGAAGCTGAACACCTGCAGAAAAATCTTCCGGCAGTTTCTGAGCCGTATCATCATCGACAAGATGAAGTGGGAAAGCGACTTTACCTATCTGCTGAGCGACCAGGTGGACAACCGGGAGATAGGTGCATATTTCATCAACGGGCTCACTGGCGTGGAATTCCACATCGACGTGAGCGAGCCATTAGACCTGGTATATGACAATGAAGAATGGAACGAATAACATCAAGACTCCCGTATCTCAGGAAGACATCCATGCCTACGAGCGTGGATGGGCAGAGGAGATGGTGAAGATCTGGAAGGAGAAAATCATGCACTACCGCATCCGCCATACGGGTGCTCTCTTCAACAGCGTGCAGGCTACTTCGTTTGGCGGATCATCAAGAATCATAGCCCACAAGTTCCTGCTCTACGGTCTGTATCAGGAAGCGGGAACGGGCAACGGTTATTACCATGGCAATCCTGGAGATCTCCCGTTCCTGGATCCGAAATACCGTGCGCAGCATCATCTGGGCGAACCCAGACAGAGGCGTCCATGGTTCAACCGGAAGTATTATGCATCCATCATGAAGCTGAACGATATGGAGGGCTATTTCTATGGCGAGGAATACCAGGGCCTGATGGCAGACCTCTTCAAGCAGATGTTCGACAAGATATGATGTATTTTTATATTGGGAAATATCTTTGTATTTTTGCTCAAAAATAAAAACAATGGCAGAAAAATTCGATATCAACAACCTCAGAGAAGCTTTCGAAGCGATACGCGACGAGAGAATCAAGCATGCCAATACGGCTACACGTATCGGTAATGCTTTTCTGTCCTTGCTGGATTATGCTGCCAATGCAGACGAAGACAAGCTCTCTGCTATCCATGACGACACGGCACGTGGACTCATCACCTTCCTGAAAGGCATCAAGATTGGCAAGGACTTCTCCTTCGACCGTTCGGGAAATATCCACGCCCACTCACTGGCATTGGAGAATAATTTCAGGTTTGATGCTGATGGTAACATCATCGCCCATTCCATAGCATCGGAAAATGCGAATACTGACGAGGAAAAAGGGTTCATTATTGTCAGAAAGGATGAGACGGGTAAATATAAACTCTGTATAGATGAACTGTTGGCGTGGGGACTCGCTACAGTGAAGCAGCTTCACGTTAAAGGTGATTCCACCTTCGACGGCAACCTCTTCAGCAAACAGTTTATTTCTGATTTCTTGACGGGTAAGGGTTGGGGTATCTATAATAAACCTATCCTCAATGCGGCTGGAGTACAGGAGAATAAGTGGACGGGAGAGTTTGACAACGTGATTGTGCGTGGCTCGCTCCGTGTCTATGAGATGATTATCTCCCAGCTCTTGGGCGAGAACGACAACCGTATCTTCACCGGCATGATGGAGGTTGACCACTACGACCAGGAATCGGGCAAGGTGTATCTTGATACCCAGGATGGCAAGCTCTACAATCCTTTTCGTAAGGATGACATCATCATGGTACAGCAGTTCAATGGCATGCCAAATAGCAGTAACGACTATTACGTTACCAAGAACTACGAGCTGCTCGTTACGGATGCCGGATGCGGAAGCCTCGAAGATGGTGACAAGCGTTTGGACTGGGTGAAATTCGCCAACTTCACCTCTTCGATAGCGGGAGCAACTCCTGAAGCTCTCATCAGGAAGAAGGACACATTCGTTCGAGTGGATAACCTCAGCGACCCAGACCGCAAGGGTATCATGCAGATTATAACTGTAGGTACAGCTTCGCCTCACATGGATGTAGTCTATGGCTTGAAGACAGACCCAGAAGGAGCGTTGAAGGGCAGACTAGGTAACCTGGAAGGCATCGTGCATCCATGGTTCGGCAGACTGCAGGGATTCGGCGAGTATCTGAATAACCTCTATGCAGTAGGCGACCTGATTCTGCGCAGGACTGGCGAGAGCGTGGATACCAAGTTCCAGGTTCTTGAGAATATGTTTTCAAGTCGATTTGCCAAGACCAGCTATGAGCTGACCAATGGCAAAAACTATCTTGAGAATGGGCAATTCCTGGAGCAGGTGACAGATGCAGATAACACCATCATTAATGGCTGGGAGATTGATGCAGACGAGGAGACTATGTTGTGGGTAGATGCCAATGGTATGCCATTTTTGGTAAACTCTACGCTTACAACCAGCGGTAACAAGAAGGTTACGCTGGAGCAGAACGACGGCAGACAGATGCTTCGCATACAGAACTGCGGTCTCAGACAGAAGAATGCCATCATTAAACAGCCTGGTACTCACAAAGAATATGTGAGGGGCAGTGGTGAGAAGAATGATGCAGGATTGTCTCAGACGGAGGCATCAACGATAGATGTACAGGATAAACTCTACGTAAATGTACGCCTCTATGCCAAGACCGCCGGTCAGCTTACCTATGGCTTCGAGGGCTGCAAGGCTGTGGAAGACAAGTTGAACGAGCTGGCAGTCAAGACTGAAGACATCGCCTATTCGGGCGAATGGCAGACGGTAAGGATGGAAGGTAAATGGAACGGTACTGGCGATTTCATCATCAGATATTCTGGCGATTGCAACATCGCCCTAGTTACCATCACCGATGAGCCTCTCAGCGAGTTCAGCAAGACTGTGAGCACTCAGATTGTGCAGACCGCAGAGAATATCAAGCTGCTGGGTGAGAATATCAATAAGGTGAATGGCAAGACTACTAAGCTGGGATTTGAACTTGATGCAGAAAAGGGCGAAATCAGGCAGTATGTAGATAAGACGGATAAGAAGAATCGCGAAGATACCTCATCGCTGATTTTACAGACATCGAGCAGCATCACATCATCGGTTGACAAGAAGCTGAAAGATCAGTACGATACCGTTACAAGCGAGTATTCTTCATCCATCAGTCAGACTGCGGAGGGTATCAGGCTGTGGGTAGGTAGTCAAGACTACGCCAACAACACTACAGTATCATCTAGCATCGAGCAGCTATCTGGCAGAATTACCAGTACTGTGGAAATGGTGAATGCGAATACGTCCAGTATTACACAGATTCAGCAGGATATTGAATCCATCACTCTGACAGTGGGCAAGGCTGCTACACAAGAGCAGCTGCAGGCAAACGTAGATACGCTCAATAAGAGTATCAGCAGTAATCTTGCATCTGCTAAAAGTTATGCAGATGGTGTTGGCAGCGGTATAAGAAGTGATTACTCCTCTACCATTACGACCGTTAAGCAAAATAGCTATGGATGGAGTGTAGCTGCCGGAGGATTCGATGCGAAAGGTAAGCTGAAATCATCTGCCGGTGCAGTATTGACAACAGAATTTGCTGGGCTCTTCGCAACAGCATTCACCAACAAAGGTGGTGTCGTGAAAAGTGAAATCAGTTCATTCATCACGAAGGATGCTGCTGGGAAAATGATATCCAATGCCAAGATATCAGCTGATAACATAGTACTGAGCAGTGGCGGTTCCGCTGTAGAGAAGGCGATTGCCAATGCTAAGAATGCAGGAGATACTGCGCAGAGAACGGCAAGCAATGCCGCTCAAGCTGCTAGTAATGCACAGAGTACCGCAAATACAGCAGTGAATAAAGCGAAAGCTGCAAATGATGCGGCAGCTGCTGCAAAATCGTATGCCGCTACAGAAATCCAAGCAACGAATAAAAGTATTTCAGCATTAGCAGGTAAGGTTTCTTTTGATTCAAGTGGTAATATTACCAACATCAGCAAATCAGGACTTGTGACGGAATCAAACTATGCTTCAATCTTCTCCTATTACAGGAGTGTAACCGGGGCGGTGGTTCAGTCTGAGATAAAAACATTCGTTAATAGAGACGAAGTTGGGAATATTGTATCCAATGCAACAATCCAAGCCGACAAGATAAATCTTACCGGTCATTGCATGAACTTCTCGGGCGGTCAGATTACCATCACAACTCCGAACTTCAAGCTTGACTCAACTGGTAGCATTTGGTGTCAGAATGGAACATTCAGCGGTACGGTTACAGGAGTACATGGAAGCTTTAAAACACTTGATTGTGTTGACAGCAACGGAAATGTAGTTGGTAATATACAGTTTGGCTCGGATGGCAGAATGTGGTTCTCGGGAGACATGTATCATCAAGGTTATGATAGTGCAAAAAAACGTGGTTATCGCTTTTATGCGGCAGATATATGGTGCAGAGGTATGTTCGGACATCGGCAAAAGACAATGGCATGGGTTTTCGGCACACACATGAGAATATACACCAAGGATGCTGACAATACAGAGGATACTGGGGTCTATATTGCACTCGGAAGTGGTATGGTATCAGGAAGAAGATACTATAAAATACCTCTGTATGGTTTTGCTAGTTATGGAGACGCTTCAGGTATAGCGATTGATATGGTTGTCATTAATTGCAGTTCTGATTTCTATTACGTATTCGAGGGAATGGGTAACGGCAAGGAATGGCGAGTCATTAATGGTAATGATAAACAGACAATTCATTTTGCAGACATCGGTGGTTGGCATGAGTTGAAAGGTGGCGAAAGCCTGTCGTGCGCTTACGTAAATCCGAAATTCCTGAATCCGAAGCCAACCAGCCTTGGTGCAGGAGTCTTCTGGAGTGGTGAATATGATTTGAACTGGTCTTGATTTTAATAACTTATATAATATTTATAATATGAAAACAGCAAAGCAGACGGTGACAACCGAATTTGAGCCGATTGAGCTCAACGAGAGTGTGAAAGTGAGTTTCGAGCGTAATGTCGCTGGAGATAAAACTATAATAAGAGGATATATCATCAGCAGTGAGAATGGTGAGTATCTTGGTAATATTAATGTAGAGAACGGCAATCTTGCGATCTCTATCAAAAGGGATATGGTTGATAAGGAGACGAGTGCGAAGATCCTTACCTCAATTCCTGAATGGATTGAGAGCATAGAAAGCGCAGAATAAGGAGGTGCCTATGAGTGATGCAAGTATTAACAGCAATCTTGAAGAGGCTTTCAAGAACTCAGACTGGTCAACAATCTGTGCAGCCTTGATGCCGCGCTTCAACGATTACCTAGCCAGACATTCGAAGAATGTCTTCGAGTGTGAGCAGGTGAACTCCCTCGAGCACGTATTCACCGTACCAGCCCTCTACGATGACCTGGCAGGCACTCGAAAGCAGGTCATCGTTCCGATGAAGGTGTTCACCCGTGATATTGACGCAGAGCTGGAGAAAGCCAAAAAGGTGACTGAAGCTGCAAATACTGCAACAGAAAAGGCCAACACGGCTGCAGCAAATGCAGACAAGGCTAGGGAGGGGCTGGAGACTAAGAAGCAGGAGGTAGATAATGCCGTAGCTGAGAGTAAGACTGCGACCGAAGCAGCCAAGAAGGCTACTTCGGATACTTTGGCCAGCAAGACTGCAATCGAGAAAAATGAAAGTGGCAGACAGACAGCAGAGCAAACTAGGCAGGCACAGGAAGCCGCTAGACAAAAGTCTGAAACCTTACGTAGTTCTAATGAAACTTCACGGCAGAATCAGGAAGCCTCCAGAGTAAGCCAGGAGAAGAACAGACAATCAGCAGAAACTACACGAGGCGTCAACGAGACGACTCGGCAGAGTCAGGAATCAGCACGACAGAAGCAAGAAACTGCAAGAGCGGAAGCTGAGAATAAACGTCTAGCCGCAGAAAGCGGAAGGGTACTGGCTGAAAACAGCAGAGTATCTGCTGAAAACAAGCGTCAGTCTGATACCAATACTGCCATCATCAATTCTATGTTGCAGACAGACCTCGCTAAGGAAATGAACGATCATCCGCCCAAAATGGGAAGCAATGGCAACTGGTGGCAATGGGACCTCTCCAAGCATGAATATGTTGATACGGGTGTCATTGCCCGAGGCGGTGCTATGTATCCGTCATTCCGCCAGCATCGCAACAAGTTGTTGATGATAGATTACGGAAGCAATGTCGCAGAGCATGTTGTCAAGCGCAGAAACAAGTTAGTCATTAAAGTTTAATAAATATGGCAGATAATACAAATATCATTGTCGTTGGTAATGTCGCCTTCACCGATCAAGGTTCCTGGAAGTCGGACTACTCATATGAAGAGGATGGACAGACTGTTAGGGGCTACGATGAAGGGGATATAGTTCATACATCTACAGGAGTCTATGCGTCACTGGAGGATGGTAACACAACAACTCCTTCGGATACAAACACCAAATGGCGCAGATGGCTCGATAAGACACCAACCATCAAGGCACAGAGTGCAGCCGACGACGCCAACAAGGCAGCAAATCTCGCACAGAGTGCAGCAAATGCTGCCCAAGAGCAGGCTACTGCAGCAGCAGCACAGGCAGCACAGGCTGAGACAAAGGCTACAGAGGCAGATGCTGCCGCCAAGCGAGCCGATGCCAAGATTGCACAAATGGATGGATTGGCAGGGCAAATAGCCACAGGTTTCATTGCGCCATCGCGAATGTTCCTAGACTATCTCCCGGAAATTAGCCTACGCAATAAAGTGGCGCAGCGCATCGATGCCAATCTCATTCCGAGCTACCTACCTCAGAGCGTGCTCTTCCAGCATGTAGATGGTGATTCGTTGCTGGTTGATCCGAGCGGTAACCTCACCGTCAAAGGCGAGGGAACTACTAAGTTCTGGATTATCCCTACCGCCAATACACCTCTTTGGAAGGAGGTGAACATTACAGTTCGCCAGCCACGCCTTCGCCTGTCTGCATCAGGAAATTTGCGCAAGGTGGGAACATCATTACGCATTGTTTAATCGATTAAATATATTATTTTATGGCTTTAACATCAGAAGAAGAGACAAAGGTCAAGGCAATCATCGCAGCTTTCGATGGGGCTAAGCAGGTATCAGACCTCCCTGCTGCAGATATGACCGCAACAGACAAGCAAATAGAGGTCTATGACAAGAAATCGGGTACTGCGCAGCAGATGTCACTCAAAGACGCTGTAGATATGGGTCAGAATCTCTGGTGCGGGCGTGTCTGGAATATAGACAACGCAACCCCTCAGGCAGCAACCTATGTGGGATCGCTTGAGCTCTTGAGAGAGCTGCCTATTCAGCTTGGTCTCGGTTGCTACCTGGTTAAGAATGACCATAGCCGCCGAAAACTCGACTCCAAAGATCATCACAAATATGCCACAGGAGAGGCTGCAAAGTTAGACGGATCAGAGGGACATTACCAGTGGGGATGGAACCGCAAGTTCTATCTGGTATTCAAGACCGTAGGCCGCTTGTTCTATATGATGGTTGGACTTACTCCTATCAAAGGAGAATATAACTACACAATCCCTATCGGATCACGTTCTGCCTCTGGACATGCTACCTTAGAGCGCAGCACAGGTCGGCTGGTCAGCTATCTCAACACGGGAGCAGACTACCGTGGTGGCAACAATGATGCGAAGCTCGATGAGACAAACCGTTCCTTACTAGGTAAACCTGCCAGCAATAAGAATACTGAGTATTGGCGTGCTGCAGCCCGTAAAAACGGCACAGGCTGGCTCTGCTCTTCCATGCGTCACTTTGCCGTAACGGCTGCACTCTTCGGTGTTATCTTCGGTACCCACCAGGTTCAAGCTGCCGTCAATACAACAAAAGATGCCAATGGACTCTATCAAGGCGGACTAGGTCCTGGCGTAACCCAGAAAGACTATAATTCGTGGTCAACATACAATGGTGTCCGTCCATTTATCCCTATGGATGCAGGTGTTGAATTAGGCGATAGCTGTGGAGAAACAACCGTAAATATTCTCAATGACGACGGAACAACCTGGTATGCAGCAAAGGTCAACTCATTCTTCGGTCTTAAAAACTCTTACGGTCATCTCTGGTATCATATGGATGATGAGTTCGTAAGGGTCAACGAAGATACGACAGTCACCCATCTTGTAGCGCCTTCCATCTATGGGGCATGGACAATCGGTAACGCCACAGGAATGAATGCCTACAGCACATCCATCAAAAAAGGCGAAGGCTGGGCAACCAGACTGTCTATGGATAATCTGGAGAATTTCCCTACCGCCATCGGCGGTAGTCAGACCACATACTGGTGTGCATATTATTGGAATACGTCCGGCGCAACAAGCGGTTTCCGTCTCTGCCTTCGTGGTGGGTCTGTTAGCATTGGTGGTCAATGCGGTCTTTCGTCGCTCCACGATAACGTCGATGTCTCGAATGCCAGCGTGTTCTACGGCGCCGCTCTCTGCGAAGCAGTAGAGGAGTGGCCAGTCGAACCAGTGTACGTGGCGGCCTAAAGATTACATGAGTTTGCTGGGTGTCCATAAGATTACAGGGTGTCCGTAAGAGACCTGAGTACACACGGCGAAGCCGAAGCACCCAGCGAGCTCTGCTCGCTTCAATAACCGCCTTTGGCGGTCGGCGATAAAAAATTTTAGAAAAAAAGTTCTTTGACATACTTCCATACCGATTATTTTTAGTATCTTTGCAGCGGTATTCATAATAATACCAGGTTGTGACCCTAGGTGCTGTTTTCCGTCTCTGCCTTCGTGGTGGTACTGTTAACAATGGTGGTCAATGCGGTCTTTCGACGCTCAACGATAACAACGATGTCTCGAATGCCAACGTGAACTACGGCGCCGCTCTCAACTTTAACATATCTCAATACGGGGTGTTTGCTCTCCGTTCGAGACAACAGGGTCAGACCTCGCCCCATGGCGAAACATACACATAGTTCATCTAGCTGGTAGATGATGACAATAGGGTCATCCGGTCGAAGGTTATAGGGTAAAAAATAGCAGACAACAGACATTACACAGTTTCACACAATTACACAGACATTACACCGCTTATGAAAAGATTTGGTAACATTTCTCCACAAGTCGAGACAAATGACAACTTTCGTCGGGCTTTCTATAATTATGCCCGACAAAAGATGTCTCGCAGGGGTGTGCAGAAATTTGATGCCAATCTAGATCATAACATAGAGCGTATGCTTGAAGCATATGCAGCCCAGACTTGGCATACATCAGGGTATGTATCTAAGGATATAGAATACCCGAAGCATCGCCAGGTTAACAAGTTGCCAGTCATAGATCATGTCATGCAACACGCAGCCCTCAATCCTGTAGAGGATAATATACGTAACACCATCTACTACCATTGCCCAGCAGGTTCTAAGGGCAAGGGCACTCACTATTTCTACAATCTTGTCAAGAGAGATATATTCAACTCTCCACAGCAAGATACATTTTATTGCCTTCCGATGGATATTCACCACTATTTTCAGTGTATAGATCACAACTTGCTCAAGAGTGAATATCGCCGCAAGATTAAAGACAGAAAGCTCCTCTCCTTTATAGATGAGGTAGTTGACTCGTTCAACCCAGGAATCGTACTTGGAGTAAAACTAGCCCAGCTACTAGGTCAGCTCTTTCTCGCCCGGTTCGACTATCTTGCACTCAGATGCTTCGATATCATCGACGACCCCGAAAAATTCCACTATTGGCAAGCTCGCTATGTGAGCGACATGCTTGTTACCTGTCGCACTCAGCAACAGGCTCAACTACTATGTGGGGGGGTCAGTTTTCTTAACGAACGTTTTAAACAGTTCTGCCGTCAGGGGCTCCATCATTATTATCGTTTCATGGATAATATCTATGTTCTTCACGAAGACAAAGTTTTCCTGCGCCTGATGGCGGAGTTAGCTGTCATGCACCTTGCTCGTGACTGGCACCTCTCTATAAACAAGTCGTGGGGAATCCATCGAACTTGCGATGGTATAGATTTTTGTGGACAGGTCATCTATGCCGACCATGCGCTCTTGCGAAAACGGTTTAAACATGATCTCTGCAAGCAGGTGGCTAATCTTCGCAAACATGGGTTTACACAGAGACAAATAGAACTCAAGGCAGCTTCACGCCTTGGGTTAGGAATTCACGCCAATTCAAAAAACTTATATAAAAAAATCGGTATGGAAAGATTCGGAAAACTCGTTAAGGCTCGCAAATCTCGTGTGCCTTTCGAGGGAATGGAAAAATCACAGCAGCAATCCATCGAGGACATTATCTGCCGTGAGGGTCAGGATGAGAACAAATTTCTCATCCAGGTGATTGATTACAAGGTTGACGACTCAGTCATAGAAAAAGAGGTCGTACAGGTAGAAGAGACCGCTGCCGATGGCAGCACTCATATGGTCAGCAAAGAGATACCTAAGAAGCGTCTATCACTTCGCTATCGTATCATCGACCATTTTGAGGGAGAAAGCGAGGTCTGGCAAGCGGTAGAGCACTATCTATATACAGGTTCCAAGATTCTCATAGATCAAGCCCTAAATGACTTCTGTCGTGATGAACTTCCATTCTCCACCGTGGTCGCAGAACTTCACAACAAGTTTAAAAAGAAGTTCTATAAATTCACTTAACGATGAAAAAGGTATATTTATCTCGCAAGAATTTCGTCAAATTTGACGATGAACATTTCCTGCTCTACATTGGTGAGCAAAAAGTAGAAAACTATCATCCAGAGACTTCTGGTACTTCAGATACAGAAGCTGAAGCTTCCGAATCCGAGGGTATAACCGCCTTCAGTTACGATGGCGATGAAGCAGATGGATCTACCAAGATTCAGGCTAAGTCTGCTACTTACGATGATTTCACTGCAGGTTTGGTACGCACCAAATACAGCCAGAATCAGGTAGAAGCAATCTTAGCCAATCGAGGAGATGGAGATGAAAGCCACGAAGCAGAGTTCGAAGCTTATCAGGCTTGGAGAATACAAGCCAAGCAGATAGCCCAAGAAGTTCTTGCAAGAGAACTCTAAACGTATCATAATACGAGATCGTCTGGGGCGGTCTCGTATTTTTATTAATCCCCTACCCTATGTATCTTTGCAGTGAATTAAAAATATACATTATCATGCAGAAGAATACAAAAGAATGGATTCAGTACGGATCTGCAGTAGTATCACTACTCCTCGCTATCATACTGGTTTATATTAGTTACTTCACATCGCAATCTCGTGACGTGACAGACAACGTGCTCTGGTATTTCGCCCAGACACTTATGTACGCAGGCTCCATCTTCGGAGTTGGCATCGCCATCGACGCGAAATTCGCCGACTTTAAAGACAAATTTTTAAATCACAATAAAAATGAGACAGATTAAACGTATTTTCGTTCACTGCACAGCAGGTTCGCAGAAGCAGACTATCGATGACCTCAAGGCTGAGTTCCGCCGGAAAGGGTGGAAGAATCCTGGTTATCACTATGTCATCACTACGAATGGCGGTACCCACCAGCTTCTCGCTATCGAGGAGGTAAGCAATGGAGTGCAAGGCTACAACTCCACAGCTATCAATGTGGCTTATATGGGCGGCATCGATGCCAATGGCAAACCTATAGATAACCGCACACCGGAACAGAAGGATGCACTGACCCTCCTGCTGCATAAGCTTAAACAGATGTTCCCTGATGCAAAGATTATGGGACATCGGGATATTTGGGGCACAGATAAGTCAAAATGGAAAAAGATGTGTCCTTGTTTTAACGCCATCGAGGAATATAAAGATATCGCATAACAATGAAAAATCAAAGAACCATTATCATGTTTCTGGCAGCCCTGTTCATCATAACAGCGGCTGCCTTTATCCGATCAGCATACAAGAACGGAGAACTACAAGAAGAGATCGAACGGCAGAAAGGAAACGTGGCAAGCATCAGCTATGATATCCAATACGATAAATTGGGTGACACTCTTCCGGTAGCGCAGAACACTGCCATACAAGCTAAGTATAAAGAACTGCAGCAGCTGCATCTGGCAGATACCAAGCTGATCAAGGAACTCAAGATAAAGCTCAAGGATGCTAAAACCATCCATACCCTATCCTCTTCTACTACAGATACGATAAGAATAGAACCTGTACCCAATACGGTGGATTCCGTATTTTCATACCATGATAAATGGCTATCACTGCATATAGACATCCCTGGCAGGTTATGCCATTACGCCAGCCGTGACAGTCTCACAACTATCGTGAGCAGAACCTACAAGCACAAGTTTCTGTGGTGGCGCTGGGGGACAAAAGGATATAAGGTTCAAATCGTCAACTTCAACCCTCATTCCAGGATTAACTACTCGAGATACATAGATGTAGTTAAATAACAAGGTTAAAGCAAAGATTTAACATAAAAAACTTGCATATTCTGATTTTTATTATTATATTTGCAACAAAGATAATAACAAACTTTAGAATTATGGTAGGTATATTGATATTCTCAGCTATTGCAGCTTTCATCACTCTAGGTGTTGGCCATACTCTTAACAGGATGGGGAAGCATGTTTCTTCTTATCCTCACAAGGGTATGGAAGATGATCCAAAGCTTACTATAGAGGATATGTATAGCCCAAACAATAACTTGTCTTTATTCTTCAAGGACGGCAATTCATATTCAGTATTGGTATCAAATCATAGTATTGATAAAGAGGAATTTGTGTTTGCTGACAATACAATTAACTTAAGGAATAAAGTTGCAAGAGTTCTCAGAAATTATGCAGCTCTTGAAAAATCCCAAAATAAAGACAGCGTAATACTTTAATATATACACAGCCATCGAATACAGGTGCATTCGATGGCTTTTTTATGGTATTTTTATAGCTTTTCAGCTATTCTTATCTTTGCAGAAAACTATAATAAATATCATTTATGGCAAACAATACACAAACATTCATAGGCCGGGTTCTGCTTGATGACAAGCAAGCAAAACAGACTATCGCATTGCTTGAAAAGCAGCTCGAACAAGTTAAGCAAAAAAAGACTGATGCATTCAAAAAAGGAGATGACACCAAGGCTTTCGATAAAGAGATAAATCGAATAAATGCTTCACTCAAGACATTGCGAACCAACCAAGAGCAGGTGAATAGAACATTCAACAATCTTTCTTCTGCCTCATATAAAGAATTGTCTGTTGTAATGAAAACAGTACAAAAGCAGCTACGCTCAGGAGCTGTCGAGCGTAATTCTGAGGAATGGAAAAAGCTTCAGCAAAAGCTCAAAGAGGTTAAGCGAGAGATGAATGCCATCAATAGCGAGTCAAAAGAAACAACAAGTCTTTGGTCTCGTTTCGTTAACGTGCTCAATACCAACTGGGGAGCTGTATCGCAGATTATCGCTGCATACGCAGGACTCTCTATGACCATCCGAAAATGTGCCCAAGCCTATGCCGATATGGAGGAATCTATGGCAAACGTCCGCAAATATACAGGTCAGACCGATGAAGAGGTTCGCCGGATGAACGAAGACTTCAAACGCATGGACACCCGTACGGCTCGCGAACAGCTCAACGAACTTGCTGGTTCTGCCGGTAGATTGGGCATCACGAGCAAAGATATGATTGAAGAGTTCGTCGATGGAGCCGATAAGATTAACGTTGCGCTAGGAGATGACTTGGGAGAAGGAGCGGTCGACAAAATAGGCAAACTTGCTCAGATGTTCGGGGAAGATAAGACCAAAGGACTCCGTGGTGCAATGCTCGCCACTGGTTCTGCCGTCAATGAACTCGCCCAGAATTCATCAGCCAATGCCGGATATATAGTCGATTTCACCGCCGATCTTTCCGGTGTAGGCATCCAGGCAGGTATGACTCAAGCGCAACTGATGGGTCTCGCTTCTGCACTCGATCAGAATATGCAGGAAGAGGCAACCTCTGCTACTGTGTTCTCTCAGCTTATAACCAAGATGTATCAGGAACCGGCTAAATTCGCAAAGATTGCCGGTGTAGAAGTCACGAAGTTCTCAAACTTGATGAAGACCAATGCAAATGAGGGATTGATGACATTTCTTTCTGCCATGAAGTCTAGAGGTGGGTTTGCTGAAATGGCTCCTATGTTTGAAGAGATGCAGCTGAATGGTACTCGTGCCGTTGGCGTTCTCTCTGCAGTAGCTTCACACCTGGACCAGGTAAGAACTGCCCAGGATCTCGCTACCCAGTCATACGCTTCAGGCACAAGTGTCATCAATGAGTTCAATGTCCAGAACAATACTGTGCAAGCACAGCTGGATAAGGCAAAGAAACGTTTTGAAGACCTCACTGTAGAACTGGGTGAACAGCTCATCCCAGTAACCAGATATGCCATCTCTACCCTGAGCATAGGCATACATGTGTTATCAACATTGATAACTTTTACGGTCACCCACGTCAAACAGCTCACAATAATAGGTTCCGCCATCGCTGTCTGCACGGCTCTTTGGTATAAGGAAACCATCGCCATCAAGCTGAGAACAGCAGCCGCTGCAGCAAACGCTGCTGTGGATAAGGCTTATATCGCCACAACAACCCTTTTGCGCACAGCCATGGTTGCCCTACAAGCTACATGGGCACTCCTGACAAAGGGTGTGCAAGGTTATATTGTAGTAATGAGGGCAGCACGCTTGGCAAGTCTCACCAATCCATGGGCAGCTCTCGCAACCGTTCTCACAGTGGTAGGGGTTGCAGTCTATGGTACTGTTAAGGCATTTGCCTCGTATAATGAAACGCTTCGGAATAATACCCAGGAAGCCAAGAATAACAGGGCAGTTGCAGAACAGCAGGCCAGCCTGGCGAAAAAGGTTTCAGATGCAACCATCGATGAGAGAAACAAGATTGATATGCTCAACAAGATCATCCACTCCAATGCATATACCGTGGATGAGCGAAGAAGCGCCATCGCCAACCTGCAGAAGATTATCCCTAATTATCATGCCAGCATATCCAACGAAGGAAAGTTGTATAATGATAATATAGAGGTAATAACACAGTATATCAACAAACTCAACGATGCAGCAATGGCAGAAGCCATCTATGAGAAAAAGGCTGAAATTAACAAGAAGAGATTGGAACTGAAGACGAGAGAAACCAGAATCAAGGGTTCGCTCAAAGCGGTTCAGGCAGAACGTGATGCTCATCCAGAAAGATATACATCGGAAAAGATCTTCCGCCCTTCTTTTGGTCCTGGTTCTGAAAGCTCATATTTCACAAAAGATAGCGAGGCTCTTAAAACAAACAAGAAACAGGAGGAGATCCACAAGAAGAGACTCAAGACTGTTCAAAGCGAAGAGAAGACCCTGGATGCTCAAGAAGCAGCACTCGACCTAACGATTAAGAATAATAAACAGATAAGAAAGGCCCTGACTACTGTCATAAAGAAGAACACAAAGATAGACAGCAGCAATGGTACAACAACATCATCTGTAGGTTCCGGCGGTCATTACACAACAGAGAAAGAGAGAAAAGCAGCAGAAAAGGAACGAAAGAAGCGTGAAGCTGCTGCACGTAAAGCAGAAATCAAACGAAAGGCAGACCTCAAAAAAGAACTGGATGATGCCAAGAAAAGTACCGAGGCTCAGCAGCTGGAAGCCACTACCCTCTACTCTACCGGTCAGATTCGCCTGGCAGAATACAATGACCGCATGGCGAAGATAAAGGAGCAGGGACTTCAACAGCGCATGGACATCCTTCGCAAATACGGAGAAGCAGAGAGTGAGGAGTATAAACGCCTGAATGCCCAGAAGGAGAAGATCTCTGCCGATTATGAACGCAAACAGACGCAAGACCTCCAGGAACTGGAGTACGACCGACAAGTGGCAGAACAGGCCATCACTGCCGAATATTACAATAAAGACTCCGACCTCTATCATAACGAGGGTGCAATCAATGAGGCGCTTTTTCAACTCGACCAGACGTTTCTCAAAGAGAAGCAGGCTCTCTATCTGAAGTCCTCTGACGAGTACTGGCAGATAGCCAGAGAGATTGAGCGCAGCGAACAGCAGCACCAGTATGACCGCCAAAAGCAATACGATGACACGCTGATGCAGCTCAAGCAGGAGTATCTCACCCTCGGTAACGAACAGCAGATGAAACTGGAACTTGCAGGACTAGACGAGGTTCACAAGGCTGGTCTCGTAAGCGAAGAGGAGTATCAGCGCATGAAGATGGGTATCGCTAACAAGTATGCATCCTACAAGCCGGACGCCAAAGATCAGGCAAAAGACGATGCAAACATCGCTCTCGATACCGCCAAGAAGATGACCAGACAGAGCGATGACCATAGCGGTTCACTCGGATCTGATAATCTCGCTACCATTGCGGGAGGCGCCATTGCTGCCATCCAACAGCAGAAGATGGTTAATGATAATCTTCAGAAGCTTCGAGAAGAGGATAAGATCAGCGAACAGGCATACCAGGATGCCAAGAAACAGATGAATCAAGAGACCTATAAGAATATTGCAGCCATAGCAGGTGCAGCCTTCAGTAGTATCAGCAGCATGATGGGCGCAGCTTCTGCTTACTCACAGGCATGTTCCGACCTGGAGGTTGCCAAGATTCAGGCGAACTACGACAAGCAGATTTCTGCTGCCGGCAATAACTCTGCCAAGAAGAAGCGTCTGGAAGCTAAACGAGACAAGGAGATTTCTGCGGCAAAGACAAAAGCTAACAAGAAGGCGATGAAGATAGAGATTGCTCAGGCAGTCGCTTCTACCGCTATGTCGGCTATCAATGCCTACTCTTCAGCTGCAGCAATCCCTACAGTGGGCTACATCATCGCCCCTATAGCCGCCGGACTCGCTACAGCTGCCGGTATGCTTCAGATTGCCACAATTAAAAAGCAGCATCAGGCAGAGGCAGCAGGATATTATGAGGGCGGTTTCACTGGTCCCGGTCATTGGAAGAAAGAAGCTGGCGTGGTTCATGCAGGCGAGTTCGTGGCGAATCATAACGCTGTGAATAATCCTCAGCTCCTTCCTGCCCTTCAGCTCATTGATGCAGCACAGCGCAATAATACCGTGGCATCGCTCACAGCCCAAGACGTAAGTCGTGCCATGGGAACTGGCAGCGCTGCCGTTGTTGCACCTGTTGTCAATGTTAATGCAGACAACGAACTGGTAGGTGCATTTCTCGATAACGTGAGTTCAACCATTGAAAGGCTCAATGAACAGCTCAACCTGGGCATCAAATCATACGTGGTCATTACGGGGCCAGATGGTCTAGACCACAAATGGAACCAGTATCAGAAAATGAAATCAAACAAATAGTCTATGATTACATGTGTTATTAATGGTATGGCAGCCTATCCGGCTGCCAGCCAATCCATCAAGCTAACGTACGCCAACCAATACGTCACGGACGATGGAGAATATTCATACGACATTAACTTTCCGATGTCGATTATGGATAACCGTAGAGTTTTCCACAATGTGAGCCGCTTCGATGTATCTAAGGTTACCCAGAAGTATAATGACTGCAAACTGTACGTGAGCGGTCGTTTGATTCTATCGGGAGTGGGAACCGTCATCAGCGTAACGGAGGCTGAAATAAAACTGCAGATCGTGGGCGGAAAATCCCGCATCAAGTTCAACGACAAACTAACCAAGCACTACATCGATGAGATTCCATTTGGCACAGCAGACAAGCCTGGATATACCGTTGACAAGGGCTTTTCACAGAAGTTCAAGGATAAGATTAGTGAAATCTATAGATTGAATGAAGATAAGTCGGAGTTCCTGGGAGCAGAAGGAAGATGGTGCTTCATGCCAGTAAGAGACGAAACAAACGACCTTATCTCCAATTTCGTTGGAGTAGATAGAACCAAGCAGTTCATCGGCTACAATGCGCCGTTTATCATGAATCTGGCAGTTCAGCCCAACCTGATGTATATCTTCCGAAAAGTGGTAGAATATGAAGGATACTCTCTTAAGCGCAACGACTTCGACTGTAAGCCATGGAACCTTCTGTATATCGCTTCTGCCTACAAGACCCGTGAGCTATGCAAGGCACTTCCTCATTGGTCCAGCTATACCTTCATCGAAGAATTCCGGAAACTCTTCAATGCCACCATCGTTTTTGACGATATTAAGAAGACCTGCTCAGTCATCAACGCTTCAGAGCTGACAACTGCAGATTCCGTAGAGATTGAGCCTTTGGATGAATACACTACGGATTACGATGAAGATGGCTCCTTCTCCACGTCATCTACAGCGAACCTGGAATATAATCTTGGAGATTCTGCCAATAGAGAAAACTACGAAGTTATCCCGAAAAAGGTTTTCGATAGTTTTGAGATTGTTCATAGCGAAGAGCTAATGGGTTCAGATAGGCAATTTGCTTCTACCACGTTGTTATGGTCAGAAAAAAAGAAACGGCAGACCATTATCGAGAATTACGGTGACTACTACATATATGTGGAAGATGAAGACGGGAATAAAAACTGGAAGCTTGCTGGCATCTGGTCACCATTAATCAGGGACAGTGCGTCTGATGACTATGTCGATCTGAACATTTCTCCTGCTGCGCAAGTTGTAGAAAATATCAATTTCAAATCGGGATTACTGGAAGACAACTACTACGAAAAGCGATGTCTTCTATCAATTCCGAATGATAAAGAACCCGATTCTAAGGAATGTGATATAGATGAAGACGGATATAGCTATACGTCGGTGCAAGATGCACTCGATGATGAGTCCATGCTCGACACCTCAGAAGATGAACAGGAATGCATGAATATATTCTTCATTCTTCCGGGCAGAGTACAAACGGGCGACGGAACAAATACAAGACTATCTTGGGTTGGGAATAAATCCAGATGGCCGCAGTTTATGACTGATTATCGCATCAACTATGGCTACAGATTCAGCGGTATAGCATTCATTGACGATGCCTACTATTCGTTGGCACTCTGTATGAAGAGCGAAATAGGTACGACTTGCTTGGGAAGCTTACATGATAACGGTCTCAAAATCGACAACAAGAACTGTCTCCAGATTAAGTTCAAAAGCGAAGTCATCCCTGACCCTTCCAACACCTACATCATACATAACAAGAAATATGTATGCGAAAAAATCGAGTTGGAAGTCAAGGATGACCAGATTGAGCCAATCTTCGTTGGCTACTTTTACATGATGTCGTAATCTTCGAGGAGACTAAAGCCCACCTTTAAAGTGTTTAGTCTCCTCGTTTACTTTCATCTGATTCTTGATATAGCGATTAGTCACCGATATATCAGAGTGTCGTGCCTGCTCCTTAGCAACAACTATACCTTGAGCATTGGCCAAGTCTCTAATGCCGGTATCTTTCAGACTGTAGAACTGATACTCCTTAGGAAAGCCTATGGCATCACGCATCTTGCCCCACTCTACTCGCAACTGATTATAAGCCGCTCTCTTTTCACCAGGTTTGAGACTCTTTCCGAAAATGTAGCAATGGCTAGGATGCTCGAAGATCTTCAGTTCTATCATCAGCTTCAGGATTTCATCGTTAAGTGCAACCATTCCGTCCTTGCGGTTCTTACTGATGGCAGAACTGATAAAGACAGTCTGATTCTTGATAGATACATCTCCAATCTTTATCTGGGTCAACTCATTCGGACGGATGAAAGTATAATACTCAAACAGGCAAGCCAGAAGGAAATGCTTGTCATGGGCATAAAGATAATCCTTCATCTTCTTGAGGGCTCCAGGAGTCAATGGGTCCCGGAACTTCTCCGTTTGCGCAATATTGCGAATATCGATGGCAGGATTCTCAGAAATATACTTTCGATCCATCAGCCAGGTTCCGAACGAGACAAACCAGGAACGATAGTTATTCCTGGTTGTAGCTGATACATCACGATCATACATCAGATGATCCAGGAAGTCTATGGCAAAGGCTCGGTCTATCTGATAGGCATACTTAATGCTCTTACACTCCTCTATGAAGGTCTCAAGCATCTTGAGGCGGCTGAGATAGTCAATAGAGGTTTTTTCCTTCATCGACTTTTTATTAGTCATCGACTTAATATAATCTCTATATCTACTAAAAATTATTGGTATTTCCGTAAATTGGCGCGACTGGTCAGCATTCACCCATGGGTTCCATCCTGCTGTCAATTTCGCAGTAATATTGTGAATAAGAAGACTGCCCATCATACGCTTTTTATGATCAGACTTATACTTGTTGAGCATATACTTCTTGCGCTTCATCACACCGGAAACTGGGTCACGAGCATAAAAGTCAACATACCAGTACCCGCCCTTGGTATGCAACACAGGAAGCGTGAATCCTACTATTTCACGCGAACTCAAAAAATCGATTTCTTTTGCATTCATTTTTTTTCATTGTCCGTTTTACTGGCCAATGATATTAAACATCTGCTAAATCTAAAAAGTCCCGCTTCTAAAACGGAAAATCGGATAAGAATGTTGAAACCAACTTCTTACCCGATCATTGTTGCGGCGGCAGGACTGATGCCAATCCTACTACCGCCGGATAAGATTTTAGATG